TTGACGGTGAAGAAGTAGAAGATGAACCAGATTATGGATATGAAGAAGAGGACGAATGAACTGGTACGATAAGGTTTCAAAAGACATTTCAAACATACCAGATGCAGTAGCATTCTATGAAGCTGAATTAATTCAAGCAAAATTTGATTGCAAAGTATCCGGTAGTTTAGAAAAGATATCGGCAAATATGCCAGGTATTGTTGAGAACCGATTTAATCAGCTTCAAGAAATTGAAGGTATTTTAGAATATCTAAACATTGAACTAAGACGCCTTCGTAGTCAGCATTTTCGAAAGTATTTAGAAAACTATCAACGAGCTTTGTCTTCTAGAGACTGTGAAAAGTTTGTAGAAGGCGAAGCTGACGTTGTAGACTTTGAAAAAATTATCAACGATTTCGCACTACTTAGAAATAAGTGGTTGGGAATTATCAAAGCACTTGACATTAAGCAATGGCAAGTATCAAATATTGTTAAACTAAGAACAGCCGGATTAGAAGACGCCAGTCTTTAATTATTGAGTAATCTACGCAGATAAATATCTGCATGAAAACCATTGTACTTATAACCGGCGGGTTTGATCCCTTACATTCCGGGCATATTTCTTATATTAATGCCGCACGAGAACTTGGAGATATTTTAGTAGTAGGAGTGAACTCTGACGACTGGCTACGTAGAAAGAAAGGCCGGGAGTTCATGCCAAGTACTGAACGTATCGATATTATTCAAAATCTTAAAGCAGTAGACCATTGTATATTATTCAACGATACTGATAATCATGCAATTGAGGCAATACGTAATGTTAAATTAATGTATCCAAATCACCATATTATATTTGCTAATGGCGGCGATCGCACAGCTGATAATATTCCAGAAATGACAGAGCTTGGTGTTGAATTTGTATTTGGTGTCGGTGGCGAGAATAAAAAGAATAGTAGTAGCTGGATTTTACAAGAATGGAAAGCACCTAAAATTGAACGACCGTGGGGCTATTATCGAGTGCTTCACGAAGTACCGGGCATGAAAGTAAAAGAACTTACAGTTAATCCTGGTCAAAAATTATCAATGCAACGACATTATCTAAGAGCAGAATATTGGATTGTTAGTGACGGTATAGCGAGCGTGGCTAGTCGACTTAACAGCGGATATATGTTGTCTGGAAAAGTTTTAGAGAAGCATCAAGAATATAGAGTTCCAGTTGGTGAATGGCACCAATTATCAAACCCGTGGGATGTTCCTGTTAAAATTGTAGAAATACAATACGGCGCACAATGTATCGAAGAGGACATAGAAAGAGAATGATTAGAGTTTTTATTGGGTTTGATCCCCGCGAAGCAATAGCATACCATGTATGCGCAAATAGTATTATTAGACATTCAAGCAAGCCAATAGCATTTACAGCGTTGGCATTGAATAATTTACAAGACTATGAAGAAGGTCACACAGACGGCAGTAATCAATTTATCTACAGTCGTTTTCTTGTTCCACACTTAATGGAATATAACGGTTGGGCAATCTTTATGGACGGCGATATGTTAGTGCGTGACGATATTGAGAAGTTATGGGCACTGCGTGACGACAGTAAAGCAGTCATGGTAGTTAAACACGATTATCAAACTAAACTAACAGAAAAATATCTTGGTTCTAAAAACGAAAATTATCCTCGTAAAAATTGGTCAAGTGTAATACTTTGGAATTGCGGTCACGAAGCTAACAAAGCAGTAACTCCAGAATTTGTACAAAATGCCACCGGTGCACAAGTACATAGATTTACTTGGCTTACTGATGACTTGATTGGCGAATTACCTAATGTATGGAATTGGCTACCAGATGAATTTGGTGCTAATCCGGAAGCAAAATTATTACATTACACCTTAGGTACTCCAAGTTTCCATGATTTTGCTACTACGCCAATGGGCGATGAGTGGCACCGTGAGCGCATATATACAGACTACTGTTTACAGCGCAATCTATGAGTAAATGGATTTTCCTAAGCAAGGGAAATAATGACGAGTATGTGAATATGTTTGCTAGCGGCTGTGGTGAGCAAACTATTGATACTGAAGATTTTATTTACGATACGTCAAATAACCCCATTGTGTTACGGGGAATTCTTAAACACAAAATAATGAAACGTTGCTGGAAAGATGGCCGCGATTTTTATTATATCGATTCGGGTTATTTTGGAAACGATCGAACACCAGCTAACCCCAACGGTTGGAAATACTGGCATCGCATTGTAAAGAATGATTTACAGCATGGTGAAATTATTCCGCGACCTTCTGATCGTTTTCTATCATTTAATAAAAAATTTAAGCCGTGGCGAAAAACTGGTCGTAAGATATTAGTTGCCAAACCTGATGAAAAACCTTGTAAGTTTTATGGTGTTGATTTAGATCAGTGGGTAGAAGATACCGTTAATACTATTAAACAGTATACCGATCGACCTGTTGAAGTTAGAGAACGAGCTGCAAATAGAATTGACCGCATTGCTACTGATACCTTACAGAATGCTCTTGATAAAGATGTATTTGCTTTGGTAACATTTAATAGTGTAGCAGCCGTTGAAAGTATATTTCATGGCATTCCAGCATTTACACTAGCACCTGCCAACGCAGCAAGTCCTGTAGCATTACAGGATTTAAGTCAAATAGAAACTCCGTACTATGCAGATAGTGATAAATTAGTTGCATGGGCGAGTCATTTAGCATATGGCCAATTTCACATTAGTGAATTAAAAAACGGCAAGGCTAAATCAATATTGGAAAATACATGAAAGAATTATCGTTAGAAGAATCCCTAGTTGTTGGATCTAAGAATGCCTGTACAGGTGAGCCTGCCGAAGTTACTAAACCTTTAGTAGTCAGAGGTGTGATTAAAAAAGATCATGTTCAGAGATGCATCGAAGCTAATAGAGATTTTTATTATATCGATACTGGATACCTAGGCAATTTTCCAAGTGTTGGCAATTCTAGTGGAAAAAAGATTTGGCATCGTGTTGTAAAAAATGCAAATCAACATGACGTTATTAGAGATGTTCCAGCAGATCGTTGGAATAACTTACTCAAACAAGATCCTAGACTAAAATGGACAGGGTGGAAGAATTATAATAAAAAGATTTTATTAGTATTGCCTAATCCAAAAGCCTGTAGATATTATGGGCACGATTATGACACATGGGTATCTACTACAACCGCTGAAATAAAAAAATACAGTAATTTACCTATTGAGGTGCGAGTCAAAGGAGCACGGAGTGAACGCAATCAAGGCTACACAATTTATGATGCCTTTGATAGCGGAGTACATGCTACTGTTGCTTTTAACAGTATTGCGGCTGTAGAATCAGTTTTGTATGGAGTTCCGGCATTTGTTTCAGTTCCTTGCGCAGCAACGCCGTTAGCAAGTACTGACCTATCACAATTATCTAATCCGTTCAAACCAGATTTAGAAACTATTGAAAAACAGTGTCGCAATCTTGCATACGGACAATTTACTATAGAAGAAATATTAAACGGAACTGCTTGGGAAATCTCTCAAAGATATTAACATGAAACTTTTACTAAACGATAAAGAAATCGCGCATTTTTTATACAGTCTAATAGACCACCACGAAGTATGTAATAACATTGTCTTCAGAGAAACGCACACAACTGAAGTAGTTAATTGGTGGATCAGTAAAGCTGATGATAAAAAATTCCAAAAGAATATTCCAAAGCATAAGATTAAATTTAAGGCACGATTAATCAAAGCGATTGAGGAAGATCTTCGTACATACACTTTAGAAATAAAAACATTATTGAACACAAGAAAAGCCTATTATCGAAAACATCTTAGGACTCACATTGAATATTTTATTAATAAAATTGGCGAGGAAAAAATCCTAAATTTATATAAAAATATCAATGAAGATTATTTTGTAAAAAGTGTAGGATTACACATAGACCCAACAGCTACCTTAATTCGTCGAAAGAATTTCAATAGTGTAACTGAAGATTGTTTATTAAGAAATACAGTTGGCAATGAAGGGCTGTTAGTATCAAAAATTGATCAGAATCAGCCGTTTTGGTTTATCGACAGCGGGTATACTAATTTTATTGAACCAAACAAAAAATGGCATAGACTAGTTAGAAATCACTTACACAGTAACAAGATGTTTGATGCTCCTGTTGATCGGTTAGGTGTATTTAGATCGTTCCCTCGGCCATGGCGAGAAGGTGGTGATCGTATCCTTGTTATAGAACCAGGACAGTTTGCTGCTGGCATATTCCATGTAGATATAGCAAAATGGAAATACGATGTAGAAGCTGAATTAAGAAAATACACAGACAAGAAGATTGTGTTTAGAGAAAAGACTAATAAAAAAACAAGAGCAAATTTATATCAACATTTGCGTGACGAAGATTATTATTGTACAGTTAGTATTAATTCTAATTCAGCCACTGAATCTATATGGGCAGGTGTCCCTGCTATTACGTTAGATAAACATGTTAGCAATTCAGTTACTCGTAATAAGTTAGCCGATGTGAATAACTTATATACAGGAAGTTTAGCCAGTTGGTTAGCGGTATTAAGTTATAGCCAATTTACCTATGATGAATTAATTGACGGCACCGCAGTAGAAATTATAAGAAAATATCATGTCTAACCTTATAGCAGTCGCATATTATGGTGGCATTCCTCCTGGTAACAATAATCTAGAAAAGCCTCTTATCTTAGATAATTTCTTACAAGGTGTACACCTGTCAGGCGACACTGCAATCGCTCATCGAGGCATGAATGCTATTCCATGTGACGTGGCATTAATACAAGGGTTTGTACATGAGCATGGCAAAACAATGCCGCATTTACAACTTAGACAAGATGCTGTAAATTTACAAAAACACAACAGCAAAAGATCATTAATTGTTGATAGCAATTTATTTTTGTATGCAGACCCTGGAAATACTCGCAGATATCTTAGATATAGTTTTGATGGTGTTTTTCCTACAACTGGGTTTTATTTTGATAAAGATATTGATCCCGCTAGATGGGAGAAAATTAGTAGGAATTTAGGAATAAGCCTTAAGCCGTATCGCACAACAGGCAGCCATATTCTTATTTGTTTACAACGCAACGGCGGATGGAGTATGCGCGGCCTTAATTCTGTTGATTGGATGAATCAAACCATTCATAAAATTAGACAATATTCCAACAGGCATATTGTTGTAAGAGCACATCCTGGTGATAAAAAAATAAAACAAATATTAAAAATTAATCATCAAAATGTGTCGTTAAGTACAAAAGAAAGATTAGTTGATGATTTTCAAAATGCATGGGCAACTGTAGTGTACAATAGTAGTCCTAGTGTTGCTAGTTTAATTGAAGGCATTCCAGCATTCCTTACAGATCCACAACCTCAACATAGCCAAACGTTTGGTGTTGCAAATACAGATCTAAGTAAATTAGAAAATCCAGATATGCCTGAAAGACAAGGCTGGATTGAGAGGCTATCTATGTGCCATTGGGACTTTGGTGAATTGCGTTCAGGCGAAGCATGGCAATTCTTTAAGCGTTACATTTAACGAAACTGTTGCCAATAAGGTTCTGTTCTTGGAACTTTAAGATCTTCCCGTTTACTTCTGCCTAGACTTTTCCTTCCGCCCTTAAGATGATCTAACCACGCACCCCATTCGCTGTTGATTAACGGATGTCCTTCACCTGCAGAATTGCCAGCGTGTGGTCGTAGGTCTCGTAGGCCTGCACTCCAATTTAATTGATGCAGGTCAGAGATTCGAACTCGTACAGCGTCAAATACGTAACTGTCGTGCCATTCATCTAATGTAAAAATTCCACGTTCAGCATCATCGTATACTCTTTGAAATTCTTTTAAGAAATTTAATGTAGATTGTGATTTCAAATTCATTGCATATAACCCGCATTCTGAATATTTGCCATTTCTTCCAAGATAACATAAATCTACATTTTGAGGAATTAATCGTTCTATATCTTGCATGGTAATTGGACTGTGGCAGATAGTATCAGCATCCATCCATACTAGCACATCACTATTACATTCTGATGCACAAGCAAAGATCGAATATACTTTGTGAGCAAATCGAATAGCATGCCATTTGAATCCTTTGCCTGCATCTTTTCTTTTAGATCGAACTGGATCAGCTGACACATCACCATTTGCTTTTGGAACATTTTTCCAACGTTCTTTGAATGCAACTAATGCGGGGCTTGCCTGATGCAAATCTTTTACAATGAGATTTGGAGCAGTTTCGATTACATTACAATCTTCAGCATACACATATAATGTTACATCAGTTGGCCAATTCTTTATAAAAGTTTCTATCATACGCTTACCGTATTGATCGTATCCTGCCTGATGAAATGTAGTTACCACTGATATTTTCATTGTTTTAATTTCCATATATGATGTGTGCCTTGCTGTTCTACTGCCCTATAATGATTATCGTAAAGCGGTTTTGAATGTTCGCGACCAATAACATCGTTACCTTCAATTAGTATAACCGACTTCCACTTAAGCCATACCGGCAATAAAGCCTGCAAATGTTGTATTTGATCTAAGTCTATGAATACTGTAGATATTTCGCTTAACGGATTAAGATCGGCAAAGTTTTCTCTATAAACTAAATTTTTATTTTTAATTTTAGGCAGGTCCCAGGAAAATACAAACACAGTATCAAATAGTTCTGCAATGTCCAGTAGGTATCCAAACCCTTGGCCTATTACAACAGCGTTTGATTGAGGTGTAACTAATTTTCGTAATCTTTTTTGAAACTTGGCCATAATAATCATTAAATACTCTGATATTTATAACTTATTATGCGCTTCAGATTATATCGCGAATATGGTGCTTTGAATAGCCCACCTGTCTTTGATGCCTTTGAAAAAGGACTGAGATCTCTTGGACACGAAATAGTAACTCGTAATGAAGATGTAGCAGTTATATGGTCAGTGCTTTGGCAAGGACGTATGGCCCGTAATCAACAAGTTTATCAATCAGGTAAGCCAATTGTGATCATTGAGGTTGGGAATCTTCATAGGGGCAAGACATGGAGAATTAGTCTTAACCACATAAATGGTCTTGGAGAGTTTGGAAATCAATCCGAATTAGATTTAGAAAGACCTAACAAATTAAAAGTATCGTTACAGCCTGTACAAGAATCTAGACAAGATAATATTTTAATTGCAGGACAGCATAAAGCCAGTCAACAGTGGATTGATCAACCTGCAATGAATAAGTGGGTTGAAGAATCAGTTGCTAAT